GGTCAATGTCATGCCAAAATAAAAAAGAATTTAAGCAATACTAAAGAAAGCGAGTGAGAAATGAACGATTACGGATTACCACTATTGGTTTTAAGACGATTGAGCAAGGACTATGAACAAGCTATGTTGGAAAGAAATCCTGGCAAAGCCTATCAAATAGCCCATGATTTAGTGGAAATGGCACTTAAACTGCAAGATATTGCAAATGAAAATCAAAAAATTTGACCAAATTTTGCATGACCAATACGATCCTCCAGCTCGTAAAGCTGTATCGGATTGGATCAAAATGAAATGGGGTTTAGATGCTAAAGATAATCCTGACATTTATGGAACTGACCTAATTGTTTACCGAAATGGTGAACCAGTTGGCTTTGCTGAAGTAGAAGTCAGGTCTTGGTTTCCAAGTTGCCCATATCCTACTATCCATGTGCCAGTTCGCAAAAAACATATGCTTGAAGCGCCTAAGACCTTGTTCTTTGCGCTTACGCAAAACATGACTCATGCTTACTGGATTAAAGGTGAAAAGGCTCTAAGTCATCCACAATGGCAAATGAAAGACGATACAAAAGACGAGCTTTACTATGATGTTCCAATAAAATTGTTTAAATTCGTGGACTTAACAGAGCCTTTTTAATGACCAAAGCTGAAAAAGAAAAATATTCTCAACTCGCTAGACTTGGATGTATTTTGTGCAGACAGAATGATGTAAAAAATATGGATGATTCACCAGTTGAGATTCACCATATAAGGCGATTTGGTCAGACTAGGAACAGCTCTGAAGCAATTCCACTTTGTATGTGGCATCACAGACTAGGAAATCATTCGGTGCATAGCTTAGGACACAAAGGGTTCCCTAAATATTGGGGATTGTCTGAGGAGGATCTTTTGGAAAAGACAAAGGAGTTGCTTGAGTTACGCTAAAAGAACTGACAATAACCATTCAGAAATTGTCAAAACATTACGGCAATTAGGATGCTCTGTCTTTGATACAAGCAGAGTTGCTGGTGGTTTTCCTGATTTGGTTGTTGGCAGAAACAAAATTACTTGTTTGGTTGAAATCAAATCAGGAGAAAAGAAAAAACTTACTTCAGCTCAAGAGCTTTTTATGATGAACTGGAGAGGATCAGCAGTTGTTCGAATTAATGATGTTGATGGTGCAATTCGCCTAGTTAAATTACTTGACAACCATAGTGGATAAGCGAAAATAAAGCCTCTAATCCCATTTCTATAGGAGAAATAACATGGGCAAAATGGATTCGATGAGTGGAGTTCCCTCTACAACTGGTGCTAAAGCTCCAGCTAAAGCAGCTTCATCTGATAAAACTGGTGAGCGTATGGTTAAGCGCACCAATGGTGTAGGCATGGGTATGGAAGATGCTACTGGCAAAGACAAGCAATTCAATACTGGCAAGACTGCTGGCATTTGCTACACTCATAAGCGTGGCTAAAAAGCGAAATCCCCTAGCGTGAAGGTTCTAGGGGATCTCTAACCAAGCAACTATCGGAGAAGTTGAATGGCTGATTTAAATTCTAAAGAGAGCTGTAATTCCTGTATATATTTTCTAAATAAAGAAAATGACTTTATAGGACTTTGCAGAAGATTCCCTACATTCCAAAACAGACATGGTTCTGAATGGTGTGGGGAATTTGTCATTGTTCCTCCTAATCCTGTTTTCGAAACAATGATTCAGGACATTGAAATTGCCATTGAAACTGATCCCAAAGAAAAACGAAAGCGGATCATGGAAGAAGCAGGAAAGCTAGAACCAAAGCCTAGAGGCAGACCAAAGAAGGTGGTCGAATGAAGCTCAAACCTTTAGCAGATAAGATTGTTGTAAAGCCTCAAGAACGGCTAAAAAGCTCCATCATTGAAGTCGTCATGTCAGAGCAACCCAATATGGGAACTGTCGTAGCTGTAGGGCCTGGCAAGCTCATTAAAGGTCGCAGACAAGAAATGCCTGTGGCAGTTGGTGATTTTGTTCGCTATGGAACGATGGGAACTGACGAATACCTTAAATACTTTGAATACATTGAAGATGGTGAGCGTTATTTGGTCATGAGTTGGCAAGATGTCTGCTTTATTGAGGAGAAATCAGATGCAATGGCTTGAAATCATTACAGTTTTTCTTTTTGGTGTAATTGTTAGTATCATTTTTGACAAGATTTGGAAAAATCACAGACGAAAGGATCAAGAAATGGCAACTAAACCTGGCTTATATGCCAATATCCATGCGAAGCAGGAACGGATTGCAAAGCAAAAGGCTGAAGGCAAACCAGTTGAGAGAATGCGTAAGCCTGGCACTAAAGGCGCTCCAACAGCAGCAGCTTTTAAAGCAGCAGCCAAAACAGCGAAGAAGAAATAATCATGGCTACCAAAAAACATGACAAACCCATTCCTCGCAAAACGACAGGAAAAGACAAGACCTATAACCCTACAGAAAAGGGAGCTGGAATGACAGCTAAAGGTCGAGCTGAATACAACGCTAAGAACAATGCAAATCTAAAGCCTCCTGCCCCAAATCCAAAGACTAAAGCCGATGCTGGAAGAAAAGCCTCGTTTTGTGCAAGGATGGAAGGAGTTGTCAAAAAAGCGAAAGGCCCTGCTGAACGAGCCAAAGCATCACTCAAGAACTGGAACTGCTAAATGCCTCTGAAAAAATCATCCTCCCCTAAAGCATTTGAATCTAATTTGAAAGCTGAGTTGAAGGCAGGAAAGCCAAAAGCTCAAGCTCTTGCTATTGCCTATTCTGTAAAACGAGAAGCATCAAAAAAACCAAGTAAAGGAAAAAAATGAGCATTACATTAAAAGACTTAGAAATCAAAGAAGTAGAATATATTTTGGCAGCTCTCTCTAAGGGAGAATATGCCTTAGTCGCTCCTTTAATTGATAAGATCAAAGTCCAAGCTATTCCTCAAGCTCATGCGATTATGCAAGCTGAGGCAGATGCAAAAGCTCAAGAATTGGTAGAGAATACGCAAAAGACTACTGAAGAAGCAAAATGAGTGAAACAGCAAATCCTGTAGGCAGACCAACTGAATATGATTCGTCATATTGTCAGAAGGCTATTGAGCTTGGATCTAAGGGTAAATCCCTAGAACAGATCTCAGGAGCATTAGGCATTACCTACAGGACTTTGTGTAATTGGAGGGATACTCATGAAGAATTTTTTCATGCCTTGGAGGAAGCCAAGATCAGAGAGATGATTTGGTGGGAAGAACATGCTCAAGCCTACCTTGTAGAGCATAAGGATGGGGAAAGGCTGAATGTGGGTCTATGGTCTAGATCAATGGCAGCAAGATTCCCTAAAAAGTATTCAGAGCGTATCAAGCAAGAGCTAACTGGAGCTGAAGGCGCTCCATTGCTTAAAGGTGTAGAGATTAGCTTTGTAGAGCCTAATGTCAGCAGATCAGAAGATTAAGGATGCGGTTTCTAGGATACGATTTCCTAAGAAATTTGAGGCACTTTTTAAGCCTGAAAAGACTCGCTATCGCATATTCTATGGTGGGCGAGGAGGCGCAAAATCATGGTGCTTTGCTAGGGCATTACTAGCTAAAGGCACTAAACAGCCTATGCGTATTCTTTGCGCTAGGGAATTTCAGACCAGTATCAAGGATTCGGTTCACAAGCTGTTATCTGACCAAATTTATGCTTTGGGCATGGAGTCCTTTTATGAGATTACTCAGACAACCATCCGAGGAGTTAATGGAACTGAGTTCATCTTTGCAGGGATCAAGAACAATACCAATAACATCAAGTCCATAGAAGGTATCGATATTTGTTGGGTGGAGGAGGCTCAATCTGTATCGGCTAATAGCTGGAATGTGCTGATTCCTACCATTCGAAAGCAAGACTCAGAGATTTGGGTCAGCTTCAATCCTGAGTTGCCTACAGACGAAACTTGGAAGCGCTTTGTGGAGAATCCTCCTGAAAGCTCTGTAGTCGTAAAGGTGAATTGGAACGACAATCCTTGGTTTCCTGAAACCCTTAATTTAGAACGCTTATCCCTTAAATCTAGGGATTTGGCAGCCTATAACAATGTATGGGAAGGCACTACAAGGAACACAGTTGATGGAGCTGTCTTTGGCAAAGAGATGGATCAGGCTGAGTTGGAAGGTCGGATTACCAATGTTCCGTATGATCCATCCAAGCCTTGTCATGCGGTCTTTGACCTTGGTTGGGCAGACAATACAGCTTGCTGGATTATTCAATATGTCGGATTTGACATCCGAGTGCTGAGATATTTTGAGGATAACCAAAAGACCATTCAGCATTATTTAAGCCTAATGCAAACATTTGGTTACATTTATGACACCATTTGGCTACCTCATGATGCTGCTGCCAAGTCATTAGGAACTGGAAAGTCGATTGAAGAAATTGTCAGAGCAACAGGATTAAAGGTTCAGATCCTTGATCGAGTTCCTGTAACTGACTCAATTAACGCTGCAAGAACAATATTCCCAAGATGTTATTTTGATAGAAAAAATACAGAAGAAGGTTTAAACTGTTTAAGACATTATCGCTATGATGTTGATGAGCATGGAACTTTTAGCCAAAAGCCGTTACATGACATCTATTCTCATGGTGCTGATGCGTGGCGGTATATAGGATTAATGGTAAATGAGCCTAAGAAAAGGCAACCAGTTAAACAAACTTATGCTCCAGCAGGGAGTTGGATGGGCTAAATATGTCAGATTATCAAGATGTTAATTCAAACGAAGATAGTCGAATTGACGATGCAAAGAAGTTCTTAAACCTTTGCAACGATGTTGATTCAAACAACAGAGCCGAAGCTCTTGATGATGTAAGGTTTTGCGCTGGCGATCAATGGCCTGTCGATGTGCAAAATAGCCGAGTTCTAGAATCTAGACCTTGCTTGACGATTAATAAGATAGATGCCTATGTTCGTCAAATCTGTAACCAAATCAGACAACAAAGACCTCGCATTAAAGTGCAAGGCATGAACAATGAGGCAGATGCCAAATTAGCCGAGATTCTAAGTGGTGTTTGCAGACATATTGAGTATCAATCCTCTGCCGATGTTGCTTATGACACAGCAGTTGAATATGCAGTAAAAATGGGTTGGGGTTATTTCCGAGTAATGACTGATTACATTTCGGATGATTCCTTTGAACAGGAAATCTACATTAGACCTATCGACAATCCTTTTACAGTTTATTTTGATCCTAATTCACAGCTCCCTGATGGATCGGATGCAGAGCGTTGCCTAATTACTACTGTGGTCAGCAAAAAAACATTTAGAGCCATGTATCCTGGCAAAGATGATGGTCAAGGATTTACCAATCGTGGAACTGGTGATTCGGATGCAGAATGGGTAACTAAAGAAGATGTTCGAATTGCTGAATACTTTTACACAGTCAAAACTCCTACCAAATTGGTGCTTTTGTCTGATGGAACAAGAGTTTATCAAGACGAATTGCCTAGCGAAGAAGCACTAGCAGAAGCTGGAATCACCATTATTGAGCGTAGAGATACCTACAAGAAGCAGATTAAATGGTGCAAAGTAACTGCTATGGAAGTGCTTGAAGAAGGCGATTGGGCTGGTAAATACATTCCAATCATTCCTGTCTATGGTCAGTCTTGCATTATTGATGCAAAGCACAAGAAATTTGGCTTAGTCCGAATGGCTAAAGATCCACAGCGTATGTATAACTACTGGACTACAGCTTTGACTGAGTCTGTAGCTCTTGCTCCCAAAGCAAAATGGCTGTTGGCTGAAGGTCAAGACGAAGGACATGAGAACGAGTGGGCGCAAGCCAATATTAAAGCGATGCCTGTATTGCGTTACAAGCAAACAGACACAGAAGGCAGACCAGCTCCAACTCCTACTCGTTTACAGCCTGAGCCTCCTCCAGCAGGAATCGTTACAGCTACTCAAAGCATGAGCAATGACTTGATGACTGTCGTAGGTATCTATGATCCAAGTCAGCTCCCACAAGGAAACATCTCAGGTAAGGCTTTAGCTGGTCAGCAACAGCAAGTCGATATGGTGAACTTCCACTATTACGACAATTTGACTCGCTCTATTGCCTATTGTGGTCGCATCATTCTTGACCTAATTCCTAAGATTTACGATACCGAAAGGGTTATGCGGATTATCGGAGCTGATGAAAAGCCTGAAATCGTTACCCTAAATCAACGAGTTACCGATGAGCAAGGAGTTGAGCGAATCCTCAATGATGTATCTGTAGGTCGCTATGATGTAGTGATGGATACAGGCCCTGGCTTCTCAACTAAGAGAACCGAAGCTGTTGAAAACATGATGACTTTGCTTGCTGCTGATCCTAATTTAATGGCAACTGCTGGTGATTTAATCTTCCGAAATATTGGACTCCTTGTGGCATAGGTT